GTGTTACTTAATGATCGAAAGTGAATGTCACTTTCGGTCTGTTATGCATTGGAGCATGTATGGAAATCATTGACGGAAAAGCACTAAAACTTAAATTAAAGAACCCGTACAGGGTCTTGAACGTGATACCCAAGAGCGCATTGCTCGAAGATGGCCCCATCAGTACAGTGATGGTGCACTGGGGTTTGGAAGAAGCGCAGGTATTAAAGAACCTGAAGGTCAAGAACGTACCTTCCCCCATCGTTGCCAAGTACAGTTGGCCGGGCATCTATCAACCGTTCACACACCAGAAACAAACAGCCGCGTTTCTTACTCTGCACAGACGTGCCTTTTGTTTCTCTGAACCCGGCACAGGCAAGACGCTATCGGTCGCATGGGCGTGTGATTACTTGATGAACGCTAAGCACATCAAACGTGTGCTCATTATTTGCCCTCTCTCAATCATGCAGTCAGCATGGCAGAACGATATTTTTAAAGGGGCTATGCACAGGAAGGTTGGCATTGCCTACGGCAGTAAAGAAAAACGTCAGCAGGTCATTAACTCAGATGCTGAGTTCGTCATCATCAACTACGACGGTGTGCCCATTGTGGAAGACGACATTGTCAAGGCTAACTTTGACATGATAGTGATCGATGAAGCCAACGCATACAAGACTGCAACTACTGCACGCTGGCGCACCCTGAACCGAATCGTCAAGCCCAACATGTGGCTATGGATGTTGACAGGAACCCCTGCCTCACAGTCGCCCCTTGATGCGTATGGTCTGGCCAAACTAGTTAACCCATCAGCTACACCCCGTAGCTTCTCCATGTACCGCGATCAGGTGATGAACAAGATCACTCAGTTCAAGTGGGCACCCAAGCGGGAAGCAGAGCAGGTGGTCAGCACACTGCTACAACCTGCCATTAGGTTCACCAAAGAGCAATGCCTTGACCTGCCAGACTTACTGTACTCAGAGCGTGAGGTTCCCATGACCGCACAGCAGATACGCTACTACGAGAAGCTACGCAAGGTGATGGCTATGCAGGCGGCAGGTGAGGAAGTCACGGCAATCAACGCCGCCGCTAAGCTGAATAAGCTGTTGCAGATTTCCTGTGGCGCGGTCTATTCCGATAGTGGCGAGATCGTAACCTTTGACTCTAGCAGTCGCACGGCAGTGCTCAAGGAAGTCATTGACGAATCCAGCCATAAGGTATTGGTGTTTGCCCCATACCGCCATGCCATTGAGATTCTGTTTGAAGAACTACGTAGGGATGGCTACACAGTGGATGTGATACACGGGGGTGTACCTGCTGGCAGGCGCACAGAGATATTCCGCAAGTTTCAAGATGAGCCAGACCCACAGGTGCTTGTCATACAACCCCAAGCTGCATCACACGGTGTCACCTTGCACGCGGCAAACACAATTGTATGGTGGGCGCCCATCACATCATACGAGACATACGCGCAAGCCAATGCACGTATCCACAGGGCAGGGCAAGTCAACAAATGTTTGGTTGTCAAGCTCCAAGGAAGTCCAGTAGAGGCCAAGCTGTACAAGGCTTTAGAAACAAAAGAGTTAGCGCAATTCAATTTGATGGAACTTTATAAAGAGGAATTCGACTTAAACAAATAAATTTATGGAGGTACTTGACAAAGTAAAGATAGGATGTATCATTAACCAAAAACGAAACGGAAAGCAACATGGATATAACAGCAGATAAATTAGTACGCGTATACATTAAGATGCGCGATGCCCGTGCCGCCCTCAAAGCGAAGTACGAAGCAGAAGACCTTGCAATCAAAGAGCAAATGGGTTTGGTCGAATCAAACTTGCTTGAGACTTGCAAAGCAACGGGAGCCGAGAGTATCAAGACGGCCCACGGCACAGCAATACGTACAGTGCAAACACGCTACTGGACAGGCGACTGGGCCGCAATGCACAAATTCATACGTGACCATGACGCACTTGACTTAGTTGAGCGGCGCATATCACAGTTGAATATGAAAGAGTTCCTACGGGAAAATCCTGATGTACTTCCAACGGGATTGAACGTGGATCACAAATATACTGTAACTGTCAGGAGAAGCTAAATTGGAAACTGCCCTTACGTTGGCGCAGGTGGCAAAGCTATTGCAAGTCGCACCGTCAACTGTTCACGCGCTTATCAAGGAAGAAAATCTTGCGAAGCGTATACCTTTCATCCGCGTTGGTAAGAACTATCGATTCTTCGCTAGTGACCTTGCCAAATTTTTTAACATTGACTTAGAAATCATTAACACTTTCATCAAAAAGGAAACACCAAATGTCTGACATCGCTCTCTTCTCCCAAGGTGGTAACACCCTCCCAGCCCACTTGCGTAACCTTGAACTGGACGCAACAACCAAAGCCCTGATGGGTGGCGGTGGTACAGGCAAACGCATCTCCATCCGTGGTGGTGTGTTCCGCATGATTGTTGGCGGTAAAGAAGTTGCACAGAATGACGAACGCGCCATGAACGTGGTAGTCGTGCGCTCTGCTGAGAAAACATCCCGTCAGTACTATGCAGGTACATACGTGGAAGGCCAGAACTCTGCACCTTCTTGCTCATCTAACGATGGCGTAACACCTGACAAGGGCGTCAAAGACCCACAGAGCACTAACTGTGCTTCATGCCAACAGAACATCAAAGGTTCTGGTCAAGGTGATAGCCGTGCTTGCCGCTTCAATCAGCGTATTGCCGTGGCTTTGGAAAACAATCTGTCGGGTGATGTGTATCAGTTGTCGTTGCCCGGTCAGTCGATCTTTGGCACAGGCGATAACGGCAAGATGCCATTGCAACAGTACGCTAAGTTCTTGGGTGGTCATGGTATTCCCGTGACAGCCGTTGTGACTGAGATGCGTTTTGATACATCCAGTGCAACACCTAAGTTGACCTTCCGCGCAGTGCGCCCCTTGTCTGTGGATGAGTTGGCTGAGAGCAAGGCACAAGGTGAATCAGCAGATGCATTGGCCGCTGTGACACAAACTGTGGCACAAGTAGATGGCGATGCACCCAAGCCTTCTCCCTTTAAAGAGCCTGTGGCTGAAGCCAAACCTGCCGTCGACGAACCTGTCAAACGTGCCGTGAAGAAAACGGAATCCAAAGACGTTGCCTCTGTGCTTGACGCATGGGCTGACGACAGCGACGAGTAAACCAATCGGGGTGGCGCAATGCCACCCCATCTAACGAAAGACAGCGATGATTGGTTACACATTAGCCACAGTGCTAAAGAACAAGCAAGCTGATGGGAAGTTGTCCGGCGTAAAAATCGGCAGGGCTTGCATCAAGAAAAATATATCGGTGAAGAAGGTTGCCGAGATTGCAGGGGTTACGAAGATAACCGTTTATGCGTGGTTTGCGGGTGAGTATTCACCACGCCCTGAAACCGCCAAGAAAATACAAAACTATATTGACCGCCATTAACCCGAAGTATCCCTATGACATTGACCGAATTTCTGAATGCGGTGTTGCCGGATACTGGCAAATACTGCGCGGTCGGCATCAAGCAGGAGAAGTTACGTACACGGTTTGCAACTGACATTCCCTCTCTCATCACGGAAATACAGGACATCTATGGTGCTGACGCTGACACGTACTATGCGATGTTTTCGTTTGACCCTGAAGTTGTTCCACCCCGTAGGCTAGCTGCCAACGCATACAGAGCCAAAGCATTTTGGCTTGATCTAGACTGTGGCCCCACTAAGGATTACGCATCACGTGATCTGGCAATGGCGGCACTGGGGCAGTTCTGTACTGACCTAGGTTTACCTCAACCCATCTGTATCAACTCTGGTAACGGAGTGCATGCGTACTGGGTACTGCCTGAGAGTATCGATAAAAACACATGGCTACCTGTGGCCAAGCGTTTAAAGAATGTTTGCACTGAACGTAGTTTATTTGCTGACCCTGCTTGCACAACTGACATGGCGCGTATCCTTCGCGTGCCAGAGACACACAACTTTAAAAATCCCGATGCCCCGCTTCCCGTGGAGTACATGGGTGGTGATGGCAAGGTTGACTTGTTTGATTTTGCCGCCGCCCTAGGCGCGCCCGAGCCAAGCCAGTCTACTGACGCATTGCCCTTTGAAGTGCCTGACTACATCAAGAACGCTGGGCCTGATGCGACCAGCAAAGCCCTGATGGGGCAGAACAATTCGTATCGCTTTGAAAAGATTATTGCCTTGAAGGTTGAGGGGTGTGCCCAACTCAACCACATCATGGAGCACCAGAAGCAGGTGCCAGAACCTTTGTGGCGTGGTGGCTTATCCATTGCACAGCTTTGCGTAGATCGTGATACCGCTATCCATGAGATGTCGAATCAGCATGAAGGCTACAACCAATACGACACTGATAAGAAGGCAAGCGAAACCAAAGGCCCCTATACCTGCGCCACGTTTGACGACCTCAGACCGGGTGGCTGTAAAGACTGTAAGCACAAGGGTAAGTTTGGCTCGCCTATTGTGTTGGGTAAAGAGATCATTGAAGCAACTGAAGAAGACAACACCATCACAACGGTGGACTCTAATTCCAAAGACGTGCGGGTATACAACATACCTGCATACCCCTTTCCTTTCTTTCGTGGCAAGTACGGTGGCATCTACCGCCGAGGCGACCCCAACAAATCGGAAGAAGAGGGCAACGACAAGTTGGTTTATGAAAACGACTTCTATGTGGTCAAGCGTATGCACGACCCTGTGGCGGGTGAGGTTCTATGGATGCGACTGCATTTACCAAAAGATGGTGTGCGGGAGTTCTCAGTGCCTCTGGTTAGTGTGTTGTCAAAGGATCGCTTTCGTGATGCCATTGCAATGCAAGGTATGGCGGTGCTAGGTAAGACCGTCGATGAGTTAATGTTTTATGTTTCACGTTGGGTAAAGGAATTACAGATTATGGGACAAGCCGAAAAAGTACGTAGCCAGTTTGGATGGACAGAAGAGAAGACGTTCATCCTTGGCGACCGCGAGATCACAAAGACTGGGGTTAAATACAGCCCCCCTGCAAGTTCAATCTTGCATGCCTGTTCATTGCTGACAAAGAAGGGTGAACTGGATGAGTGGAAGTCAGTTGTTAACTTCTACAACAACAATGGTATGGAAGCACAAGCCTTTGCATTTATGCTTGGGTTTGGCAGTGTGCTGATGCCGTTCACTCAGGTGCGCGGGGGTATCGTTAACTTGATGAGTCCGGGTTCTGGCACGGGTAAGTCAACTGTGCAGATGGCCATTAATAGTATCTGGGGGCAACCGTTCGACCTACTGCTACAGAACGACGATACATACAACGCCAAGATTCACCGCTTCGGTGTGCTGAACAATCTGCCCGCAACGATTGATGAAGTGACCAACATGCGTGATGAGATGGTGTCACAGTTGGCATACGCTATCACCCAAGGCCGTGGCAAGAACCGCATGGAGTCACAGACCAACGCTGAGCGTATGAACAATACCTTCTGGCGTTTGCTTGCGATCACTTCATCCAACAGCAGTTTGTACGATAAGTTGTTTTCCTTGAAGGAATTTCCTGAAGGCGAGATGATGCGTATCATTGAGTTGAAGATTCGCCGTGATGATACGTACTCAAAAGAGTTTACCGATGCACTGTTCGGCAAGCTGTCTACCAACTACGGTCATGCCGGTGAACTCTTCTTAAAGTATGTGGTCGACAATCTGCCTGAAGTTTTGGATACCATGCGTGACGTTCAGTTGCGTTTGGATACAGCGGCAGGCTTGGGTCAGCGTGAACGCTTCTGGTCATCCATCGGTGCACTGGGTATCACGGGTGGCCTGATTGCCAATCAGCTTGGCTTGATTGACTTTGACGTTAAGCGCATCTTTAACTGGCTTGTGGTTTTGCTCAAATCTAACAAGGGCGACATTCAAGCAGCACCGACAGATGGTGCTACAGCAGTGGGTTCCTTTGTCATGGCCAACATCAACAACATCCTGTTGGTTAGAGATAACCCTGCTGAGAATGGCCTGCCCTCTGCGCCTGTCAGGGAGCCAAGGGGTGAGTTGCTGATTCGGTACGAGCTAGATACCAAGAAGCTGTTCATTGTGCAAAAGAAGTTTAAAGAATGGTGCGCCAAGAATCAGGTCAGCTATCACGATACGGTCAATGCCCTGCGTAATACGGGTGTGGCTGTAGATTCTGTAAAGAAGCGTATGGCAAAAGGTACGCTGATGGCGGCACCACCCGTCAATGCATTGTTGATTGACGACACCATGAGC